TGGGCAAGATTTTCATTCAGCCTTCAAATAAATTAAGGAGTAATCAATTATCTTTGCTACGATATACCGAAGCAGGAGATATACCAAATATTGCCAGCGTATTGTATTTGATGAGTCGTACTCGTATTCGTGGTATATCAAAGGATGAAAGCCCCGAAAGCAACATGAGTACAGTCATTATTACGGCTACGGGCATCGCAGATTCCTTTGTGAATGAGAATGTATCAGTTATTGGTAGTGGTTCGCCCGACTCACATATAGTCAAAGAAATAGAGCCTAACTCACCTGTTGTTACAGTAACACTGGGAGGGGCTGGTCAAGGTGGTGTAAATACTAAACCAACATTTGACCCAAGCCCGTTAATGCGCCTTCCGGGTTCAACTCGCCGTAGTTGTGCTGTACAAGCAAGAAATGTTCACACGGCAACTACAGGTGCATTACCCTACAGCATGAGTGTAAGCCCATTAAACAATGGCTCGCCCGATATGAAATCATGGGGTACAATCTGTTTTCCAAAGAAAGGGCGAATATATCTTGGTGATGGCGCAAGTGCTGAGTATGATGAAAAGACAGGTGCAGGATTTTATTTCTCACAAACAGCCACAGGTGTAGCAATTCAAACACGGAAATATTTAGACAGTGCAGGTACAGCCTACGATACATTCCATGAGTGGTGTAATGCTACTGGTATTATCAATCAATCATCAACTGGCACATATCTTACTTCTATTTACATTTACAATGATGGAGATTTTGATAATGATTCATTGGCGCAAGATGGAAGTACGCTCAATGACCGTTTGTTCCAATCTCTTGATACTGTAACACATGATTATCAACTTGGCACTCAATTTGCAAGCACTCGTGCAATGGTGGAAATCCCTGTATTCCCTCAGCAGTTTTTTGACCATACTGAACTTGGTATTTTTCCCGGCCCGGATAACAGTATGAAACTGCATATTGATGCAACATATACAGCACATACATGGAATCCAACACCAGTAGGTCGTCGTGCTGATGATATTGATGCGGCTGATAAGTCTAAAAATTCAGCCTATACCTATACAATTAACAACAAAGAACATGTAAGTTCAGCAACAATTACCAAGTTTGAAGTTGTTGGTGATTTTTTCCATGTTTATGTTTCACATCCAAAAATGTTCCCCGATGCTTCTACAACAGGTACATTTGGTGGTATTGAAGATATACGCCGTGTACGCCGTGTATTTGTCAATACTGATGATTGGGCATTTTACATCAACAATCCAGCAGTAGATGGATATTTGAATATTCCACACAATAGTGCGGGTGGGTTTCACGAAGGTATATCGGATAAATTTGCTTTTAGCGCAGTGGTTGGCTCTAAGATATATCTTATAGATTCATTTAGAAATGAAACCCTTCTTCCTCTTTCTTCGGATAGTGAACTTCCATCTTCGGATTACGAAGGCCGTTCACCGTATTATTATGACATTGGAAGCATGATGACACAAGGTGGTAATCTTGACTACGGATTGCGTCAATATGTTTCAGCCGTTGAGTTCAAGGCTGGCCCATTGGCTAATCCTCATGCCCCTCGCACTATAACAAAGCGTGCAAAATCAAAGATTGTACAAGCAGATGATATAATTGGTGGTTTAGTTAATCTTATTTTAGAAGATTCAACTCTATTTCCCGATGCGCCATTTACACGAGATACAAGTAATTCACCAGTAAATGAACAAGGAGATGTGATGATTATTGGTGAAATATTACTTGATACACCAATTGAAGTTCATTACTATGGAAAGTTAGATTCAAACGGTGGGAAAAATTCAATTCAAATTCAAATACCAAGTAATATAACATACAATGTAGATGAATTTCTTAACACTGATTTTATTTTAAAGCGTGCAGGGCATGTTCTAAATGGACTTGATAACCCCGAAGATATGAAAACTCAAGAACTTCAAACGGCTGTTTTCTTCGCTACGGGAGATGAAGAGTGGACATATGTAAATACTGATAGTGCAGGCACAACTACTACAATTGAAATTACGAATGCTAACAAACGATTTGCACATGCAAATACAATAGGATTGAATATTCGTAAAGGTGACAAATTATTTCGTGATGATGGAACTGGAACTGATATTGAATACATTGGTGAAGTATTAAAGGTTGAATCAAATGAAATTACAGGTGGAAATACAGAAGTAACACTTACCGCAAATAATCTTGTGACTATTGATGCTTCGGATAAAGTAGGTATTGGGAGTGCAAGTATTGTACAAGATGACCATGATGCTGTATTAAATCGTAGTTGGCTTTACCCATATGCACAAGGTGGTTTGCGAAACGGTGACACCGTATGGATGAATATGACAATGAATAATCCACATGCTATTGAAGGGTTATTCTCAAAAAGTCGTGGAGTGTTTAATGACGCATTAGTATGGAAAGGATTCAATGGTGGTCAAGGCCAATTAGCCGAGCGACCAAGAGATTCAATTCCACTTGAAAATTTCTTGATTGGAAATTCATGTCTTGAAACAGCACAAAATTTTGCACAACATGTCAATAAAACCATTGAAATGAATTACGAATCAATGGGTCTTGATGCAACGCAAGCACCTACAATAGCGTACATTGACCCATATCTTTCAACAGATGGTCACGCTCGTGTCTTGTTATATGATGTAGCACATGACCGTGAATTTATTGCATTCCATGATTTACACATGCAAGTTCAATCCAGTGCGGCAACACCTTCAATTGGTTACACACGCAACATACCATATGACGGTGGCGACCTTAAACTTGACAAATACCTTATCAGTACAAACGGTGGTGCGCCACATTACTTTACTACGCAAATAGATGTAGCAAATGGTTTCCCAACAGAAAATCGTTACATGCGCTCAACTCAACAATCTAAATTTATTGAAAGTGCGTATGCACATAATATTCCAAATAATATTTCTCAAGATTTACTTGGTAGCACACTTATTGATACACAAATAAAATACACACTTGAAAATCCATTTACTCTTGGCAATAACCCTACAAGGCGTGGTGCTGGTCACGGACACTTTGTACACACTGGATTGTATCATGAAGGCACATCTAATACACATACAGTTGGTGACAACACCCTTCCACGAGTTCAACAAGCCATATCATCAGTATATTACGCCAATCAAGCACATAATTTAATTCGTAAAGAAAAAGAGGGCGACAATTTAATTTCAGCATTAAAGGAATACAGGGCAGACCAAGACCCTAATTTGTACAGTTTGAAAGATTCAAGCACGCTTTTTGATACACCCGATGGTACTCGTGTCATTTCAGCATATCTTTGTTTAAAGGGTAAAAGAAATATCACTCTTGACTTAGCCGACCATGAAGAAAGCCGACTTCAACATTTGAAACATTGGAGTGAAATGGATTTCGTGCGTCGTATGTCTATTGACTTAGGTGAAGTTGGTGTTAAGGAAGGAGTAACAGATATTGAAGCGGCGGCACGAGAAATTGTCCGACTTATCAATCAAGGTGGCGCACCAAATGGTCGTACACATGCTCGCAGACCATCACAGCAATATCCGGGTGAAAGTGAAAGACTTGACCTTACACGAATTGGTGTACGCCAAGATATTGTAAATGAAAACAAAGACCCTGCATCAGCACATATCAATGCTGATTTTGCCGCTACAGGTTCAACCTATGACCCTGCACCGTTTTGGTATGGTGACATTGCATTTGATTCTCATGATAGAGGCTCACATATGGGATATGTACGAGCGCATATTGGGCGAGTTGTTGAGGACATTAATGGAAATGAAGGGTTCTCAATTATTATCCATTCAACAATACCCGGTGCTTCGGGTCGTAATTTCTGCGTTTGGCTTGATAATAGTAAAGGTCAATCTTCATATCAACCTCAATTTTTAATTGGTCACGGTGGCCGATTCCGAAACTTTTGGGCGCAACCCGATGAAATCATGGGTGAAAATATGCACCCTGCACCAATGCCGCTTAACAAAGATGGGCGACCATTTGCACCCGTTACCACTTTACGAGAATACATCGTACAAGAAGAAACAAGTGAACAATTTACCAGTAATCATGATATTGCACCAAGAACTGATGATACAACAAATCCAATTGGGCGAAACATTTCAGCCCATCTTGGCGGTATTTCACATAACAGTGTCAATGAAGAATCGTTTGAAACTCAAAGCCCTTCTACTGCTCTTGTTAAGGGATTAAGAGCAGGTAAGGAGGCTGTAGCACGAATTAATTTTGGTGGGCTTGTTGAAGCAGGTGTACCCGGTTTTTCACCAATTGCTGGAAAATATGGGCTTGGTCGTATTGGTGATATAGAATTTAACAAGCGATATGGTGAAACTACTCTATACGGTGCTACTTCACCTACAGCCAATAATTCATATTCAACTCATATTAATCCTACTGAATTAGCACAAGATAAAATTGGTGATGCAACATTATACGGATTGCGTTTCACCGACCATCGTGGTGCAGGGTATGGAATACGCTACATATATCGTGAAATGGATGCACCGTATGCAAACGAATTAACAACTATCCCATCTACAATTGATGAAGAAATTTGTATTTATTTTGATGACCGTGATGCAGGACAAGGTGGATTTACGATTGGGGCGCACATGATTGGTGCTGGTGATGCTACAGGTCGTCTTACACCTCAAACTGATATGACTGAGGCGTTATGGCGTGGTAATCAATGGAGAGGAATGTATGCACCAAGTATAGGAGTTGATTCTCAAATTAAATGGGATAGTTCAAATGATACGATAACAGTACAACTTGAAAGTCCATTTGATACAGCCACTACATCTTTTGATAATGTTGCTGATATACTTGGTTATCTTGGTTTTCCAAAAGAAAACGGTGTTATACAAATTACCGACCCTCTATATGATGCAGGTTTAACAGTAAAAGGTTCACTTGGAAATACTGTATCTTATGAAAGCCGAACACAAAATAGTGCAACTGGCACACATGTATTTTATGGAGTGAGAGGTGCATCATTTGCTATTTCCCATTATCTTAGCAGTTTTGGGGCGGCGGCTACGGCGGCTACTTCTCAAACATTACCTGCCACATCTAATAATATAATTCGTGGATTAATTTCATCATGCCTTAACATGACGACTTTAATTACTGATGAATTATTAGCCACTGTTACTGCCGCCGCTATCAATTTAGATAATCCAAATGTGATTGAGGGTGTATCGTTTAATTGTCGTGATATGTATGCGCCCGATGGCCGAAAATATTCGGAATGGGGAATATCGGAAGATGCAATTAAAATCCGAGCGCATAATCCTCAGCGTGGCGCACGACCACTTTCAAAAATGTTTAGTGCTAAGGTATATCGTGATTTAGGTATCGCCGCACCTCATTTAGAATATGGTGAATATCAAAAATTGAGTAAGTCTGCCAGTGGAAATTGGACAGTATCAAACGGAGGCGTTACTGTAAATAAACCGTATAGTGATGAGGATATTGATGATAATCACAAGCATCTTGGATGTGGATATATCCCAAATACTGTTTTACAAATTCGTACAAAGGCTCGTGGTTATCACGCAAATACACCAACTCCAATACTTGTTGATTCATACAATGACCCAGTACCAACAAAACGCTGGCGAAATAATTTGAAGGGTATTCGTTTTACAGGAAAGAGTGGCGACCACATTACACCAGCCCTTGATAATACGGCTGTAATCTATACTAAATGGGATGGTACAAACAGTATTTTTGAATTAGCCAATTCTGTTGCGGCACTATTAATCCCTGCTGGTGTAGAAAATGATACTTTATCAGTAAGTGGTACAAATAGAGATAGGTTACTTTCTTTTGGAGATAAAAAGACTATATTTCACGGTACACTCAAACAAGCATTAGGCACACCAAAGCAAAAGCCAGCAGTAGCATTAAAACGATTACAAATTTTTATTCAAGAAGCAAATGAGGCTTGGCGTGGTGAATATCAAGCAGGTTCAACATTAACCAATAATGGATTATTAATGATTCATAATGATGGTGAATTTAGCGGTATTCGTTTATATGGTAGTATTGAAAGCGAGCCAATTACTTACTTTAAGGGTGGACATGACAGTAATGACCATAGCGTACCGTTATACTTTGGTGGTGGATTTAGTGGTGTCGTACTGGATGTAAATGATGGGTCAAAGAATGATTACTCTTCATTTTACACGCATCCATATTCAACAGGCCCAACTGGTACGGCTGGTATTCAAAATGCAAATGAAATCAGCACAGCATATGCTATGGTAGATTGTAATGCATTACTTGCTTTCTTCCCTGCCACACCATTCCTTAACCAACATCGGGGTACAATTAATTCACCAGCATTTAATCAAGACAGCCTGTTGTCTCCCGATTTAGATTTAAACACACTTACTGATTACTCAAGCAATCCAGCGCATGTATCAGCACGATATACGGCTGGAATAGTACGACAACGACCAATTCCACTTGTTATGCGTATGCCGCATCAAACTGCACGCTACACTGACCATAAAACAAATACACCTTACTTTACAACTTATTTGATATACGGGCCGGGTCAATCATTCCCATTCAATGAAACTGCTACTGGTACGCTTGGTGAAACTGAACCCCATCCCGGTTATGTTGTAACAACAGGAAATAGTTGGAGTAAAGTTCCATCGGGTGAATTTTTACCAAATGAAATTAAAAATCCCGATGGAGAATATGGCCCTCCAAGCACTACATATCAATCTCGTACTCAACGCTTCCATTGGCGAACAACATTGAATTGGTCGCCACCTCAAGGTATTCCAAACATCGGTGACGATTCGGGTACAACATACGGTATGGCACAACGCCCCGAACATGGTTATCATTACGGCGACCATTTTGGAACAATCCTTACGATTAACACAAACAATGAAGGTGAATTTGCTAAAGCACATCCATATCGTCATTGTGCTGTATCATACTACGGTATAGCATCAAGTGCTGATATGATGTTTCACATGGATGGAGGTTATCTTCCCGGTGGTAACTGGCTTGATAATCAAATAGCATTCAATCCCAAAATGGAAAAAAGCAACTATACAGTTGTTAAGCATAACAATGATGTTCAGCCTACTGCTTTCCGTGTTTCCGGCCCTCTTGCTACATCTATCTTAGATGGTTTGTTAGGTGAAACAGCCGATGACTTTGACCGTGAAATCATCGCAATTGATGCTACACGGTGTCAAAATGGTGAAGAGTTAGCGACTATCATCGGCCAAGCCATTAATGAAAATCCCGGTAAAGGCGCACTCAAGGCAATGGGTGGTACATTCATGCCAAGTATGGGTAATGCAATGCGTCAAGACCGATATGGATGGGTTGAATTATCATTCAGTTCATATTCCTACGGTGGTTCACTTTCAGATTTAGCAACTTCACCTACATCACCTGCATATGTTGAAGCCATACTTGGAAGCGGTAACAAGCAAACTCAGTTAGAACAATTACCTGCAAGTGGTTGGATTCGTACCGATAATGGCCGTACACCAAGCGGTAGTGGTGGTGCATTTGCACCATATCATTCTCGTGAAGTGTATGAAAGTGGAGGTACATGGTATGTGCGATTTTGGCTTGCACCAAATAAAATTAGTGGAATGCCTGTAGTTGAAGATGCTCAAACATGGGCTGACAAATGTGGTGGTTCTACTCTTACAGGGCCATCACTTTCACCCGGTGCAACTAAAGTATTTGTTTGGAGTAAGGCTGGTGTACACTATTACAACAACTACAATGATTCAACACGCAACCATATGACTCATGTACACTTTAGTGGTGTCGTTGATGCAATTGACCGTACACGCCCTGTAGGTGCTGTAGGATGGGCTGGTGAGCGTTATTCATATCTTAACTCACTCAAAGTAGGTAGTGAAGGATATGGTGCTGGACTTGGTGCTTGGCATCCAATGTTGGGCTTTTCACCATATGGTTCAGCCTCAAGTTTCATGAGTACATTTAGTCATTTACCTCATTTTACTCCAATGAAAAACAGCCCCGAATCCATGTCACCATTGACTGGTCGTTCTAATTCCGATACCATATTGACAACTCCGTACACTTGGACTTACGATACATACACAGCCGCCGCTTATGAAACAGCAGAAGATTCCGATTACCAAAGAGTTCCATTACACCTATCGGATGCTGATGCAGTACCACGCTCTCTTCATCATCCTCAAGGCGTATTCGCTCGTGGATTCCTTGTTATTTCATATGAGAGTGAAATGCCATTAGTAGCAAAGTATGACCGTGATGGTATTACAGCAATGGGTGATTGGTTGGCTGTCGTATCAAAGACTGGTGATGCAGTAGCCGCAAGCACAGCAATTACATTTGCTGGTACAGCGCAATGGGATGAGCGCATACACAGTGTAGATAGATTTGTTGCACCTGCTCATGGCGGGCCAAACATTGAGGCTTTGATTGCTTCACTTGATTTACCAACAGATGATATTCCATCAGCCGCTTTTAATTTCCACGCACCAATCATTGCTGATTCTTTATTGTTTAATGCAGAACCATGTTTTGCCAAAACTGGTGATTTATTCTTTGACTTAGATGAAAGTCCGGGCAGTTTCTTTTTAGAAGATACAACTGATATTGAGCGGAATTTAATTACTGATTATGTAACTACAAGTACGGATGCTGAATTAGACCGTTATGGTGACGATGCAACATATTGGCTTGGTGATACTAACGCTTTCAAATTGCGACAAAATTCACCAGCAAAGAATTTCTCAGTTGAGCATATTGTTTGGAAGCGTATGGATGGTGGTAATCTTTCACTCCCTGCTGTAAATGCTCGTGGTCTTGGTGCTGTACCTTTCATTACACGAGTAAGCGGTGGAACAGCATATACGATGGGAGAAAAATTGTACGGTATCAACCGATTTTCATTTGAAACAACCAACAGTGCTATGTTCCCAATTATGCAAGCACAAGAATTAGCACACCCACAAATTGCGGCTCGCCATCCCGATGAACTACGAAATGTATTAGAAATTCCAAATGAAGAAATGCAGTTTGAAGAAATGCAAGTGCAAGATGATACAGGCCAAATTCATATCATTGAGGGTGGCTCACCATTCGGCACAATCATTCGCACTTTCAATTCGGTATCGGACAGAAGTGCCGAAGGATTAGCACCAGCCATCGCTGGTAGTGGTGTAGAGCCTAACCTCAAAGTACGCTTACCCGACCCCGATACTATTCCCGGCAATCTCATTATTCGTAGCGGATTTGACCGATTACAAGCCTACCAAAATGAAACAATGGGTACAGGCGGTATGATGCGGTCAATTTCAAGTAACAGCATCAGCCATTTATTTACTGATGAAACAAAAGGGCCACGCCTTAATGGAACATTTAGCGACCACAATTGGGAACATATTAGTCAAAATGCTACAGGCGAAGCATTCCCCGATTCAACTTACAAGGGTTGGAAGTCTGCTACTGGTAACGCACCATTAGAAACATCTTACGAGTTACATGACCGTACTCTCTTCTTCCACATTACCAAGAATGGCAATACACACAGTCACCGATACCCTACATATTACACTCATGCTAACGGTATTACAAACAATGACCTCACGGCTGTATCATACAGTGGTACAACATTAACAGTGAGTGGTACAGTTGATGCATCGTTATACGACGAATCTATTCGTGATGGGCGTAAGTTCTTGCGTTTGTATAACCCAACAACCGACAGGGGTGGTGTAGCCTCATTTACTGGTATTAGTGGTTCAACATTCACTGGTTGTGTAGGAGATGCCGACTTTGCTGATTTAATTACTGGTGATATTTCATCATTCAAAGTTGTACCATCATACTACATCCCTGCTGGTAGTACACGATTCTTTGCCGCACGCAGATTGCGTGACCATGCCGAAGTAAGTGGGAACAGCCCCGATATGGCTCATACAATGTATTTCACCAATTTAGTATTAGCAGATACGCTTGGACATGACATATACTCAATTCCTAAAATGAGTCCACTTGCTTTGCCTCGTATGGGTCATCATTTCGTCAATCCAACAATGGCTATGATGCCCGGTCATTTTGCTCATCCAGCATATCAAGGAATATACAACAAGCATCGTGCAATCCGCTCGGCTACTGTAAAGGCGCATGAAACATCACTCATGGAAAGCCAAAACTTGGATGACCTCATGAGTGATATTTCAACTACATTAACTGATGAATTGTTTGGATATGATACAATTCACACATTTGGTGCATTAACCGCTACACCAAGTGGCCCAAGTGATATACACGGTGGCGCATTCTCCCTTATGTTTGAATCAAAGATTCGCAGTGATGGTTATGGTGTACTTGCATCGGAAGGTGAGGCTGGTGTTATCAATGCCGCAGGTGGACATACGATTGTTCTTGAAGCCGCCGCAAATTATACGCTACGACATCACTTCCCCGACCCTGCCGAAGTTGGTGCATATCAAATCATCATTCAACCAAACATTCACAAATCACAATTAATGGGTTTCCATCAAAACGGTGGAGATGAATTAACCAGCCAACAAGTTGCATTGGTCGTAGGTATTCGTGAGGCTGATTCAGCAACAGGTGGTCTTGGGCTTGTATTAGCAGAAGCAATATCGGCTGATGTGCGTGGCTGTGAAGTGTTTATCAATGAACTCATCCTTGACCATGACCCCGATTTCGGTAGCCAATTTACTAACATTCCACCACTTCTATTGTATAACGCATTAGGCGTACAGGGTACAGAAAGTCCAGCCTTTACACGACGCTCATTACCATATCATCCACAAATGTTTGCACTTGCTTCACCCGGTATGACTACGAATATACCATATTGGAGTATCGTACATAAGACAGGGCCGGATGACTCAAACGCTGTAGGATTCCGCCATCTTAATCATCATCGTCTTGACAATTACTACGAGTTCTTGCGAGCCAGTGCTGGAAGTATCGCTTGTCAAATTACACTTGCAGGTTATCCAAGCCTATACCCCGACCTGTATCATGAGGTGCTTGAAAACATTAGCCTCAACCCTGTTTGTACAGTTGTAAGTTGGACTTCAACCACTGTTACTGTTGATGATGCTCGTGGATTCCCACAAGTTCCTTACTATGGAAACAAATTAGAATACACAGATAGTGATGGAGTACGACGCACGCATACCTACACCGAGCGTAGTGGATATGATGCTACGAACATGAATCAGCCAAAACAGTTCACTTTTGTTGCCAATGCAAACTTTACTGGTAATTTAACTGCTGGAACGAAATTGCGCCTCACCCGCCCTTACGACTTCCGCCCTGCTGGTGATATTTTCAAAGATTCTTTGACGAGTATTGTAACCCGCACTTTGCCACAGACTTTGCAAGGTAGCCGTGATACGAATAGTTTGCATATGGCTGATGCATTCCTTTGTCTATGGCATCCAAATCTTGGTCGCCCTTACACTTACTATTCCGATTCTTCCCGTACATGGCTCAGTCCAGCCATTGACCAAAAACCACTCAACAGTATGCCCGAACACTTTGAAACTATACATTATCATGATGCAACATATTATGCAAGTCTTGGGCCATTTGCATTCCATCGTAAAACACCTGCGCCACCATATAAATTCAAAAATGTTTCAAGTACGGATGATAGGAAGGTATTAGCCGTTAATACAGGAACAAAACAAATTACCACAACAGCACCAAGTGCAAGTTTAAGTAGTGGCCTCAAAATAATAATTGAAGGTATAGCATATACAGTAAATACTGATTTATCTTCAATTATTACAGTTAATGAAGATATTACTGCTACGATTCCAATTGGTGCTACAGTATGGACTCATGGTACAGGTAGTATGGGAACTGCTAACGCATTAGAATCTCATGGAAATCCATATGTCCTTACTAACTTTGAATCTCAAGGAGGTCAATGGGATGCGGCTGATGCAACTACGAAATCAATGCTCAACCACTTTTGGCCTTCGGGTTCTCGTGGAGGGCCATTGGTGAGCCGTCTTGACGGGTATGGGTATGTTTCAGCCGCATGGGATTATCCACGAGAATACACTTTTGATGCCCCTGTTTGGATTGACCAAGATGATGATGGTTCATATGTAGTTTCAAGCGGTATTACAAAAACCTCCTACGATGCTATTAGCAATCCGACCCGCACTCGGCCATTTGGTTATCGTATTGGATTACGCCAACCTTACAATAAACCACAATGGGCTTTGTATGGAATGCGTGCATACCGTGAATCTGCTATTGTTGGTTCAAATACATCTGTTGGTTATCCACACGGCCCACTTGTACAAGATGAAACTCAAACATGGACTTACGCTGGTGGTAATGGGTTAAGTAATGCTACATATCCAAATACCCAAATTGGTATCATGGAACGCCAAACAAACTTTAGCGGTATGCTTGGTATGGATAAACCCGAATGGCAAGTCCGATACAGCGACGGAATGCGTGTCGCTCGCCCATTCGGTTGTCCTGTTCGTACTTTACGCAATGGCAATACGGTACTACGAGATTGGTGGGGCGACAGTGAAGGTAAGAGCATCGCAAAGATTGACGAGGCTGTAGGGTATTACTTAGTTGATTGGTGGGGCAATACTCGTGGTGAGGATGTGCGTCGTCACCCTGTTCGTGGATTCGGTATTCGCCCTGCGTGGGATGCGGCTGATGTATATGAATATCTCAACACACCATACGAGCGCATATACAACGGCGGTACACCAATTGTAAATATGAAAGGTTTAGTTGATGCATCGGGCAATCTAAGTGTGAGTGCTGGAATTACTGTACCACGCTTTGGTGGCCGCTCAAACAGCATCAATAACAACAACGCTAACATCTTGGTTGATGTATATTTCCCAACCAATGCTCATCGTGTAGGTGATGATGGTCATGGTCGTGGATTGCGCTATCCAACGGCTTTCAATGAAGATGTTCTTACCGCACTTGATGAGCCATATCATACAACAGGTGTCGTGCTATCACATCATACGGCTGAACCTGTATTGAACGATGGATATATCCGAGCAAGAAATGATGTATTACAGCCCGATGAAGTGCCTCGTGGTATTAGCGCACGCCTTGATATTGCTGAGAATGGATTGCTCAAGCCCGAAGCAGTTGTAAGTGACCGTGTTGAAACAGTTGTAGGAGATTCACCACACAAGGATGCAGTAAGTCGCAGTAGTCCTCGTATTGGTCTTGATACTGAAAACATAGAGGGTGTTGATGAAAACCTCATCGCAATTAACACAGAAGCACACAGCCTACACACAGACAGAAATGTAGGACAGCGTGTAATTTTACAAGGCGGATATACAGCAGGTTCGCAAACACTTGGTAATTATGACCTCACCAGTTTGTCCTTTGCTGGACAACCTCAAGGTGGTGCAATGAAGTTATCCCATACTTCAAACTTCAATCCTCTCGGTGGTACATATCTTGCTGAAACTCGCAACTTTGTTTCACCATTAAATGATTATACATGGGGTGGCTTTGGAAGCGGTGTGATTACATCAAACCCATACGAAACGAATGTATTTGATGCATCAGCCCAACAAACTAACCTTACTGATAAGCGCATTACTTACATGATGCGACCAGTCCGTTTATTGGACAAAAATCATATTGAGATTTTTAGGCCAAACAATCAACTTCATTCATCATCACCACAGTATGGTAGCAATTATTTCTCCGCTACTGGTGGTGGAAAATACGGTATGTACTTGTATGAAGTAAGCAATGGGCGTGCAGGTGATGGATATTATATTCGTAGCACCAATCCCGATACTAATCCACCATACGCTCCGTTGTATGTCATGGATATTTCAACCAGTGATAGCGCACCCGAAAGTACAGGGCCAAAAATTATCGGTACAGAAGCAACTACATTTGATTCATCATTATTAGACAATGAAGTTACTCGTGTAGTTATGAGTGAAAATACACTTGAACATTACAGGTCGGATGCACCAAGAAGGCGTACTCATCAAGAAGGTGAAAACAAACAAGAGCGCATGGATTTCAATGTACAGCCCCGCTTTTCGCAATCTCTCCATCCAAAAGGCCATAAAGGAGATGTAACCTACAATTCAAATGACCATAGTGGTGATGCCTCATGAATCCAATGAATGACGCATGGATGCTTCTCAAAGAAAGTAAGCGTGACCCACGCCTTGCTCGTGCTGGTGTAAGCGGTTTTAACAAACCTAAGCGCACCCCCAACCATCCTAAAAAGTCACATGTAGTTGTGGCTAAAGAAGGAAATCAAGTCAAAACAATTAGATTTGGACAACAGGGTGTAAGCGGTTCACCAAAAAAGCAAGGCGAATCATCATCATACCGTAAGCGACGAGAATCTTTCAAGGCTCGCCACGCCAAAAATATCAATCGTGGTAAAATGAGTGCCGCATATTGGGCTGATAAAGTAAAGTGGTGAGGTCATGTGCCATTCGTGAGTCAAGCCCAAAGGCGTTTCATGTATGCGAAACACCCAAAGTTGGCTCGTGAATTTGAGGAAAAGACCCCAAAGGACAAAAAATTACCCATGAAAAAAGCATGGACTTTCCTCAAGGAATCACGCCAAACTGAGTTAGGTGAGTTCCATCCCGATTTCCCCAGTTCGTATGGGCCAATGACCGCAATTTCCTCCCAACCTACTCAGCGTGCGTTAGATTCGTGGCGAAAACGAGGTGGTAGTTTTGACGAAAACAAGGCACAACCATATGAAGCATTTTTGCATGAGGGTATGCGGGGTAAGCCTGTATCAAATGATAGCCTTGAATGGGAAGATACAGGTTTGAATAGTAAATTGTTTGAAAATATTAATGTGAAACCATTTAATTTAGAAGGAAAAATAGGTCATTGGTTTGCCCCTGCTTCAAATTATTACGATTGGAAAGAGCGAATGAAAGAAATATATCCCGAAGGTAGTGACCAACTTAATGAGCATTATGGCTTTAACAGTTCCGAAGGTCGTGCAGTAGGCATTCGTATGCCTTTGGATGCATCAATGGGTCAATTCCGTGATAGAGGTTATAATTTAGAAGGGGCGGAGGCATTCATTGAAGGTGACATTCCTCCCGAAAGATTAGTTATGCTATCAAATATAGATACCCATAGGAGGGGAAAACCGTGGCCGGATGGCTTAGGGAGGCGTGACAATTGACGGTTCTTACAAATCCAACTGGTCGGTATAACACTGATGCTGATGAAATTATGTCACATGTTCGTAAGCCTGTGTTTGTGGATAATGCTATTCATCATGCTCGTATGAGCCTACAAAAATCACCAAAAGCAAAGGTGATTATAGAAAAGAAAAATACTCGTACATTACAAGTTATGCCCGAAAGGAATTATCAAATCGTTGAAGGAGAATCTTATGTGCAATTGACGCATAACAATAAACCCGGCCATTCATCACTTTCAGCACCTTTCTTTGCTGATGAATTAATTTCCGACTCTAACAGCCCCATGCTCATTTACAACGCAGATGATTCATACCAACGCTTGTTGCCTAACAAGATTGAAGATGCAACATACGGTGTATTAGTTAATCTTCGTAACATGAAAGGAAAATCGCTCAACGGCATTGGATTTACAGGCCGTCAAGTTAAACTCGGCCAACCAATAGATGTAGGATTGCGTACAACAGATTTGGCTATACGATTAGGTGAATCAATTAACAGTGGTGCAACAAGTATCAATATTTCACGACCAAAGAATGTCACAAATTCATTAGCACGCAAACACAGTATGCGATTCGTTGGTCAAGATTTCAACAACATGAATCTTATCACAGCCCTGCGCTTTTTAGGCCGTCATGATAGCCGTATGGTC